GTTCTCGTATGCCGCACCATTCATCTTGTCCCGTAGGGCGCTTGCAACCGTCTCAAAATCAAAGGTCTTGGGACTAGCCTCAACCATAATCTTGACCTTACGGGGGGTGTCTTGCTTGTAGTTGCTGGTATCAGGAACTCGTAGTACACGGGCGGCATCGCCAGTAACCATTGCATCAATCTTAAGCCCCTCTTTTTTACAGAGCCTCTTTAAGTTCTCAGCAACAGGTTTCCAAACATCAATATCTACTTCTTGGGTAAAAGGCCAATACACATGCAAACCACCACCGCTAGAAACAATCCAAGGTGTACCTAGTTCTGCCAAAGAGGTTGTAGCCAAGAACGTATCAAGGGCAGTTGCCGCTTCAGCTTTAGTTGCGTATGACTTACTATCCCCACAATCTATATCCAAGAACAAAGACTTAATCTTTAATGCGTTTTCTGTTTTGCGTTCTTTTACGTCATTAAATGTAGCCAACGCATAAAACGTGTTGTATCCCTTCTTATCAAACGCCATTGCGGCATCATACAGTTCGTCGATCGAGCTAACGAATACGTGTTCTTTTTTTGCTGTGCTTAACTCAACGGTACAGTATTTACCCGAAGACGGTAGCACAGTCGCTAGGAATTCCTGCGACTTCATGTGAGACCTTTCGAGTTAGTTGTTTACTTTTCTATCAAACCGTTTAATTAATTCAAGCTGAAATTCTTTAGGTAATCTATCTTCATAAAATAGCCGCTCAGCATACTTAACCAATTCTTTATCAGTAAGGGACGTGGGGTTTAAATATGTTACTGTTTCTTCATGCATGTTCGAAGTGCCTCTTCTGAAGTCTGACTTGATTGTAGTATGTTCAACAAAGACATTACGCTTGTACGATATGCGGGGGTTACGTCTCTCCCACTAAACCAGTTGTATACCGTCTGTCTTGTTGCGCCTGTGTAATTTGCAATCTGTATTACTGGAAAATCTAAATGAATCGCCCAGCGTCCTAGCTGATTGCCTAGCGTTTTGGGTGCGGCTTTAGTTGTGCTTTTAATTGTGTCTGAATAAGCCATATGGAATCCGTGTGGGGGCCGAAGCCCCCGTTATTTAAAAACAAGTAGTATTGCAGTTACCGTATTGGTCACAACAAGTAGTGCAGACAGTAAACCTATCGCCTGCTACTACCGTTTGCGTTGTGCATGCGGCATAAACCATAGAGGTTCCGAAAAGGAACCAAAGCCCAATAAGTAGCTTATTCATCATCCCACTCCGAAACAGTAGAGGCTAAGCTACTAGCTTTCTTTTCAGGAACGGCTGATGTTTTAACTGCTGGCTTACGCTTTTCAGGTTCATCAACTTCTACTTCCACTTCAACCGAAGCAAGTTTAGCTTTAGCTGGCTTAGCGCCCTCTAGCTTTAACGGCTTATCATTTTTTGATACCGTCATGGTAATGGCTCGTTTAGCATCGGTAGATGCGCCCTTCTCAACTGCAATAGCGTACTCTTCGTCCTCTAACCAACGTACTGGTTGGAAAAACAACTTGGGTACTGCCGCCTTAGTATCAAAACGCAGCCGTGTTACCAAAGTCTCAGGGTTGATGTTCTGTGCCGCAAGATAGCGAGCATAGGCTTGTAATGGGCGCTTATCGCCGTCTTCTTTACCGAACAATGAAGTTGCGGCTAAGTCGAGTTGCATTACATCACCACCAATATCATTAGCTAGTGTTACAGCAAGACGTTGCTTAAAGCGGCATGCTTTGCTTTCGCCCTGACCTGAACCTTTTACGTTCTGTGGGCATGTAGCACAGCTAGCCGCTTGTGGTTCTTCAACCGATGCATCAGGAGTTTCACCATCAGCAGACCAGCAATCGGGGCCTTTTTGTGAGCCCTCTTCATATACACCAGCGTAGTATGTACGACTGATTTTTGGTGCGGCGTTAACAATTACAACATCAAGATGACGGTCGTCGATAGACGTAATCTCTTTACTGCCTACCATTAAGCGGAATACACCGCCTTTAATAGAAATGCGCTTGCCGTCAAATCCAGTGCCTCCTCCCGAAAGGCTCTTAGCAAGTGATGATAATTCTGCTTTCTTAGCAAAAGCAGGGGTTTGTGCGGGATTAAATTTGGCTAGTTCGCCCATAATACTTCCTTCTTTATTTAGTTGGTTTACGTACCGTTACTGCATACTCTGACATAGAATTTAACCCCGCCGGTACGACTCCGGGATTCTCTTCCAAAAACATAGACATATTCTTTTGCGCTATGCGCTTTTCAAACAGGTCTAATGCATCGTGCTCTACTACAAAATTCTTGAATGAATCCCAATCGTTTGTGTAGTAACGCGTTTTCTGCGACAAGATAATAGTGCCTTCATCAGTACGAACTGAATTCGTGCCAAGCAATAACATTTGATCCTTCATTGCGCCTTTTAATTCATCTTGTTGCATCTTGAGTTTTTCGATCTCGCTCTCGTATTCTTGAGTAAGCTCTTGAACTCTACCGTATATCTTTCGATATACTCTTGCTAGTTTATCTAGCGGTATACTTTCTTCGATCATACTAATTCTCCTTGTAAAATATTATACATCTAAACCGACAGGTTTACAACCAACATAGGGTTTTCCTTAGTTGCCTATTTCTTCCCTATATAAGCTAAGCAGTAGGCCGTGCCCTTCAACACGTTTTTCCAATTGCTTAAACATCCGCTTTTCGATTTCGCTACCTTGTAAGTGTATCACGGTTACGTTGGTTGAATCTTGCCCAATCCTATCCGCTCTAGCAATACACTGCAAGTAAGTTTCGACAGACATTACAGGCCCATAAAATATCACTGTATCTGCCGCAGTTAGTGTTACACCATGTGATGCCGCCTGTGGTTGAATTACTAAAACCTTAGGTGAATCGGTGGCTTGAAAACGTTTAAATATATCGGTGCGTTTGTTAACTCCTACGTCACCATGAATAACTTCTGCTTGCACATTTTGTTTTAAAAGAAACGTGTGTATGGTTTCAATACTATGTCTAAATGGTGCAAAAATTATAACTTTACGACTTGTTTCTTCTAGCACTTCAAGCAATACATTTAGGCGTGGGGCGCAATCAAATTCAACTACTGCATGTTCATCTGTGTATGCCGCACCAGCGCTAATCTGAAGTAACTTACTAACCCCAGCCGCCGCATTTACTGCGGTAATTGTTTCGCCTGCGGCTTGCACTAGCATGCGCTCCTTCAGCATTCTGTAGTACTTAACTTGTTGTGGAGTTAAAGGAACCTCTCGTGTTTCGGTAAGTACAGGTGGTAGATCAGTACACTCTTCTTTTGTGTAACGTATTGCTGGTTGAAGAGCGTCGTATACCGCTTGTGCCGCACCTGATTTTGGAACCCACTTAAACTTAGTTAGCTTATTCATTACCTTGTCACGCCATGCCGTAGCAAATCTAGGTACACCAGCAGGATTAACAAGTCTAGCTAAACCATACGCATCAACTGGCGATTGTGAAGCAGGGGTTCCAGTCATCATCCACAACATGGTGTCAGGCTTAAGTACTTTGTTTAAAGATTTCCAGCGCTTAGTAGAAGCATTCTTGTATGCGTTTGCTTCATCAACAATAACTAAATCAAAACGCCCATCATTAATAACTTCATCAGCAATTAGATTTAAGCCGTCGTAGTTAACAACTACAAATTCGTAATCGCCTTGTACCATTTCAATACGTCGTGAAGCTTGTACATGGTGTGCGGCAATAGCTGATCTGTGTATAACGCTTTTACTAATACTACTCATCCATGCGTCATGCATAATTGAAAGGGGGCACAGAATTAAGCATCGTTTTATCTGCTTTAAGTTCATTAAGTAATCAGCCGCCCACAATGCTGAAAATGTTTTGCCAGTTCCGGGGTCGTTAAACACGAATGCTCTGCGATGCATTGTCAAGAAAGATGCGGTATCCATCTGATGTGCAAACGGTTTGTGCCGTCCGGGCCAGTTGTAGCGAGCCGTTATGGGGGACTGAACATCTTTAACACCTAGGTTGCGGAGCACCCGCACTTCATCTAAACCCCAGTACACGGCTATTTCAAATGTACCGTTGTCTTCGCTAATAATTTTACTTCTTGGGATAACGCTGTACTTATCGGGTGATCTTGTTTTAAACAAGAGTGCTTTATTTTCTATTATCTGCATCATTCTATAATCCGATAAACGACTTTAAAACTATTAGCTAGCTCGTGTTTTTCTAAATGAGCTGTGGCAAGCAAACGTATAGTTGCAATACGCCAAAACTTGTCTTCCGCAATAACTTCTTGGTCTACCCACGAATCTCTAAAGCGAGCAGTCCACATATCTGCTACTGCTGATAACGGAACAGCCATAATTTCTTCTTTTAAATTTTGTTCTGTTATGGCTGGCTGTATTGTTACTGTTTTACTTCTTGTTGCTTCTATTGCTTTGGCATACGCTTCGTCTGTGATTGCCATTTTATTTTATCGCTCCTTTTGCTGTACGTTTATATGAACGGTTTGCGTTGTCGTCTTTTACTCGTAAGTTTGATCTTGTAGTAGTGCCACCTTTACTTAGAGGCTGTTTGTGGTCAACGTCTTTACCGTCACCCTTGTGTACCAAACCTTCACGCTCAAGCATGCGCCTAGCTTTATTACGTTGGGCTCTTTTCTTTTTAACAGGGTCTGTACCGTCGTAAGCCGCATATTCGGCTTTGTAATCTCTTTTATATGATGGTGATGAGGGCATACTATTCCTTAGTGTTTGGGGTTAAATTCGCAGGTCTTAACTTGGCACCATCCACATAAAGGAGTGCTTGTTGGATTCCATACGTTATTGTCGTATGAAGCGGCTAATTTGCCTACTCTTTCTCGGTACTGCAACCAAAAGAATTCTTTCTGATCTACGGTCATCATTTGCTTAACCATGC